CAGGGCTCGGCCATAGGCTCCGACAGCCTCGCCGCCATAGGAGACCTCTGCGCACCCTCGGCCAGTCCGAAGATAGGCAAGTTCGGCAACGTCCTGCTGGGCTTCGCTGGCTCGTGGCGAGCCGGTCAGCAGTTCCTCGAGCACACCTCACGCCTCGCTAACCCCACTCTCCGCCAGATACTGGACTGCGAGACCGCCGAGACGGACTGGAACCTGCTGGTGGTCGAGGGCTCACGGATCTACGAGGTATCAGCAGACAAGGGCGTCGTGGAGGCTCTGCCGTTCGAGGGCTACACCTACGCTGCTATCGGCTCGGGAGCAAGCGTCTGTCTGGGGGCTCTGGGCTACGCTGCGCCACGCCTAGACCGCCAGGCTCTCCGACGAGCTCTACTGGTGACTGCCGAGCACACCACCACCGTCGCTGGCCCGTTCCACGTTATAGAGTTGTAATCGTGCTACTAAAAGGGAACTGCCTCGAAACGCTCAAGACGCTGACCGACAACAGCGTGGACTCAATCGTCACCGACCCACCCTACGAACTGGGCTTTATGGGCAAGACGTGGGACGCTTCGGGTATTGCCTACAACCAAGACCTGTGGGCCGAGTGCCTCCGTGTCCTGAAGCCAGGCGGCCACCTGCTGGCGTTCTCCGGCTCTCGCACCTACCACCGGATGACCGTCGCTATCGAGGACGCTGGCTTTGAAATCCGTGACCAGATTATGTGGCTCTACGGCTCGGGCTTCCCGAAGTCGCTGGACGTGAGCAAGGCGATAGACAAAGCTGCTGGACTACTCGAACACGAGGCAAGCGCATTCACCGTCGCTGGGCGAACTGGCAAAAACCTGCCTAATCCCGTGACAAAAGGCTACGAACCCCCGAAGCCTCAATCCCCCGAAGCCCAACAGTGGCAAGGCTGGGGAACAGCCCTAAAGCCAGCCCACGAACCTATCTGTGTCGCTCGCAAGCCCCTGACCGGCACAGTGGCCTCGAACGTGTTGGAGTGGGGAACGGGTGCGCTGAACATTGACGGGTCGAGGGTTGGGACGACAGTGGAAACGTGGCTCGCAAGCAGAAGTTATGGAGGCGACCCAAGTGAGACAGCGTTCACTAAAACGTCCGGCGAAGTAGTTAGAGCGCAACAAACTGGCCCCGCCCCCGAAGGTCGCTGGCCTGCGAACGTAATCCACGACGGTAGTGAGGAAGTGCTGGCAGGGTTTCCGAGACAGGCTGGTGCGAGTGGCAAAGCATCAGGGCCAACGCTGACCGAAGAAAGCACGAGCACCTCCCGAGGGCTATTCGGTGGGGTTGAGGACACCCCGTTCTACGGCGACTCCGGCTCAGCCGCCCGCTTCTTCTACTGCGCTAAGGCCAGCAAGTCCGAGCGCAACGCAGGGCTGGAGGGTATGCCGAAACTACCTGGTCCCGATACGCTAGACAGTGGGCGTAGGGAAAAGTCTGGTAATCGTTCATCATCGGCTCGCCAGAACTTCCACCCCACCGTCAAGCCCCTTGCCCTGATGCGCTACCTCATCAAGCTCGTGACACCCCCGAACGGAACCGTGTTAGATCCGTTTCTCGGCTCCGGCTCAACGGCAGTGGCCTGTGTCCTCGAGGGCTTTGACTGGGTCGGCTGCGAGATGACCGAGGACTACTGGCCAATCATCGAGGCACGGGTCGAGTGGGCGCACAACCAGCCCAAGACCCTGCTCTAGTGTCACCAGTGAAACCCCAATCCGCATACATAGTTGGCAGAAGTGTCACCAGTCTGGTACTCTTTAAGTCTATGCTGGACTCTTTCTGTCCGGCTCTAAACTCTGGCGTCTAAACTATGGCTGGCTTTCAACGAACTGAAGAGCAGGCGCACCTCGACACCGCAGCCCTGCGCCTACGCTCCCTCGGGATGTCGTACCAGGCTATTGCCGACCAGCAGGGAACGACCAAAGCGACTGCCTACAACCGATGCCAGCGAGCCCTCGCCGCTATCCCAGCCGAAGCAGTGGACGAGTTCCGCAGGCTCGAGGGCCAGCGCCTAGACCTGCTGCTCGAAAAGGCTATGGACAAGGCACTCTCCGAGGAGAAGTCCGCCCTGTTCGCCATAGACCGAGTGCTGGCGATTATGGATCGCAGGGCGAAACTAATGGGCCTCGACGCACCAATCAAGACCGAGGTAATCACCCTGGACTACATCCAGCAGGAGATTGCCCGTCTCGAGGCCACACTCGGGGAGATAGATGACGACGCTACTGAGGCAACGCCTAGCGGAACTGAAACGGCTTGAAGCCCTAGAACTCAAGGAGCAGGCGCTCAAGGCTGAAGTCGCCAAGCGTGAACTCGGCCACAGTCGCTACCGCTCTTCAGCCCGTCCCCAGCAACTCCCCCCCGAGGGGAACTGGCGCATCTGGCTCATCCTCTCAGGCCGAGGCTGGGGCAAGACGTTCACCGGCGCAGGCTGGCTTATCGAGAAAGCCCTCAGTCAGCCAGGTATCGAGTGCGCAGTGGTCGCTCCAACGTTCACCGACGTTCGCCGCACCTGTGTCGAGGGGCCGTCAGGGATAATCAAGTCCCTGCCAGCCGGAGCCCTCGAGCAATACAACCGCTCAAACGGCCAGATAACGCTCGCCAACGGCTCGAAGATACATATGGTCTCGGCAGACGAACCCAATCGGGCCAGAGGATTAAATTTGTCCTACGCTTGGCTTGACGAGTTCGCAGCCTGGCGCTATGAGGAAACGTGGACAGCCGGACTCGCACCGGCGCTTCGTATCGGTAATCCGCAGACGATTATCACCACCACCCCACGCCCCACGAAACTCATCCGAGAGTTTATGAACCGAGAGGACGGGTCGGTAGTCGTCACTCGTGGATCTACGTTCGACAATCAGGCCAACCTCTCACCGGCGGCCCTCGCTGAACTCAAGGCTCGCTACGAGGGAACTCGACTGGGCCGCCAAGAGCTCTACGGCGAAGTCCTACTGGACACACCTGGCGCTATCTGGACTCACGCCGACATCGAGAAGAACCGAGTGGTCGAAGCCCCCGAACTGGTGCGCATCGTGGTCGCTATCGACCCAGCCGTCACCTCGGGAGAGCACTCCGACGAGACCGGCATCGTGGTAGTCGGCAAAGGCGCAGACGGCAGGGGATACGTCCTTGCAGACCGCTCGTGCCGTGACACGCCCTCTGGGTGGGCTCACAGGGCAATCCAAGCCTACGAGGACTTCAACGCTGACCGCATCGTGGCCGAGAAGAACCAGGGCGGCGATATGGTCGAGATGACTATCCGATCCGTGATGCCCTCGGCCCCGTTCAAGGGCGTGGTGGCAAAGCAGGGCAAGCGCCTACGAGCTGAGCCACAGGCCGCCCTCTACGAGCAAGGCCGAGTGTCCCACGTTGGCGTCTTCGACATCCTCGAAGACCAGATGACCTCGTGGCTCCCCGACTCGGGAACCTCACCAGACCGGCTCGACGCCCTCGTTCACGCCCTAGCGGAACTGGGACTGGCCGCCGGTGCTAGTGCTGACCGCTTCTTCGCTGAACTCGCCCCACCCTGCCCTATCTGTGGCGTACCGGTGGCACGAGACGCATCAAACTGCCCTCACTGTGGCGCACGAAATAACGACTACGACCTAGTTCAGGTCTACCCCCGATAGGACGAAATGGCACTCCGAGACCGCTTCAGCCGTAAGGCACGAGACCTGAAACTAGCAGAGACCGTGGCCGAGGCTGTAAAGGCTGGGCTGTCTGGCTCCCCTATGGGAACCACCAACTACAACCGAGCAACCCCAGCCGAGCCCTACTCGACTATCGGCGGTCAGGGCATCGTCACGGGTATCGGCCAGGCTATCCCTATGGATCGCCCAGGTGTCACCCCTGACGGCGGTGGCTTCGGTGCGATGCTCGGCCCAGCAGCTCCTCTGCTCCCTGCGCCAATCGACGTAGTCCTCGACGAGACGGGACGTGCGCTCCCTCGTAAGTACGAGTATCAGGTCGCCACCAACCTCAACCTGACCCAGCAGGAAGTCCCCTACCAAGTCCTCAAGTCTCTGGCTGAGCAGTGCGACATCATCCACCGTGCTATTGAAATCCGAGTGGGCGACCTCGTGAAGCAGGACTGGTCGTTCGACCTCTCGGAGTCGGCTATCGCACAGATCCAAGCCGAGAAGAACGTCAGCCACGCTAAGGCCGCCCGTATCGGACGAGACAAGTACGGCGAGGAAATCAACCGACTGACGGCGTTCTGGAAGAACCCCTACGTCCAGTCCGAGCGTTCGTGGAGCGAGTGGCT